CCAGTCCTCCTAAGAATATATATAGTATATTATAATATACGTTTTTTAGCTATTGTTACAGGCTTGCCGCCTAAAAAACGATCCAACTTTGAAGTTTCTTTATTAATAGTCCATATACGCCACCTGTCAGACGATAACATTGTGACGTCTGGTAGTGTATTCGTGAAGACCCAAATACGGGGCGAATCTATCCACCAACATTTAGAATGGTGACGAGTGTCCACGAGTTTACCTTTCTTTATTTGTTCGATAGCAGCGTAAATACCGTATAATGACTCTTTATTCATTGCCCGTGGCAAATCTAGAAATATCAATTTTGGGTCCCTAATCTCGTTGTCCATACAGTGATTACAGATATATTGTATTAATTGCGTACAATCATTAATTGGGGGACAGTCTATACCATTATATAGAATTTCCCCGATGGCTGCGACGGTTGATTTACCGTTGTTGCCTTTCTCGTCATATATACAATCTATAACTCGATCTTGAAATACATTTCTAGACTCGAGAATATCACTTTGCCATTCGTATAATTTAATATTTCTAAATTGTCTTGGCAAATAGATTTCCTTATCTTTATCACACCAAGGGCCACTCGTACGGGTGTCCTCTTTAAGTACATAAAATAAATTAGTTTTATTTTCTTCACTTGTAGCACTCCATCTTATGCCTTTGCAGAAATCGGGGCCTACACGGTCTTTTACTTTTAATGAGCATCTACCTTGCCAATGTAAATAACTAGTCTTTTTACCTGTTTCACCTTGAAAGGCCCATGCCTTACAATATTTTTTCATCATTGCTATGACATCGTCACTAGTAATACTTTTCTGAGGAATTGTAAAGTCCCACACACAAATAGCATTTGTTGTCATAATAATATAGTATAGAAAATTTATTTTCTTATATAGTTTATATAAATGGTTTACTCTAGAAATCTCAAAAAAACAAAAAAGGTAACAACCCGCAAGGGTAAAAAAGCGAAGACAACTGTAAGTTCGTCTGTAAAAGCATATGTCAAAAAGGCTTTACATGTTCAAGCTGAAAATAAACAATGCGATCCGATAACATATAGTAACCTTGCTATAATACCGATGACGAGTTTAGGTTTTGGTACTTATATTACATTATCTGACGTTTGGTTAACGGGACAAGGTGTCGAACAAGGCAACCGCGTCGGTAATCTTATTACTCCCGTCAAATGGAGTATTAAGGGTGCGCTATTTTGTGCTCCTAATACCACAATTCCTATGTTGGTAAGAATGTATATATTTAAAATGGTAAGTGGGTATCAATTACCAAGTTACGGTGGTGCACTGCCCACCGACTTTTTCCAAAGTGGTTCATTCACAAATAGTCCCAACAACACTATTTCTGATAACTTCAAGACAGTTAACAAAGATAAATATAAAGTGTATAAGTCTCAAATATTTAAAGTAGGTGTTAGCTCTACTGCTAATTATCAAAACAATGATTTTAAAATATTAAATTTATTTAAATATGATTTATTAAAATATCAAAATCACAAGATCAAATTTAACGACAATAATTCTCTTCCAGAGAATGCCGGTTTATATATGGGATTTACTGCATGCGATATGGATGATTCACCAATAACTTCAAGTTCTTTGAGAATAGCTTATGAACTTAGTGGAGAATATGAAGATATTTAAGATAATATTATCCCGTGCAAATCGTTAACATTATAAGATTATCTATATTATATCAAAGGGTCGAAGACCCTAACCCCGTTGCGTATGCGAAGGGCAATCAAACTTTAGTTCAGCGGCGGGAGCCGGTAACGCTAGCCTGCGTGTGTTATTTAATAAAATAAATTTATTTATTTTATTAATAAAGTAATACAGTAAACAAAGTGTGCCAGTTGTGCCAGTCCTCCTAAGAATATATATAGTATATTATAATATACGTTTTTTAGCTATTGTTACAGGCTTGCCGCCTAAAAAACGATCCAACTTTGAAGTTTCTTTATTAATAGTCCATATACGCC